TGCCGCCTAATGTGACAGTAGTGCGCTGATTGACCGGAGTGCCGCGGGGTGCCTTGCCGGTGTCGTCAGTGCCATAAACCAGGCCGCGGCTGTAGATGTGGTCCCAAGAGATCGAGTGACGTAACGCTTGTTTGGCGACAAACAGCACCTTGCCGTTGGAGGCAAACTTCAGCCATCCAGCGGCAGAGTTCTGACTGACGCCCTCGGTCACGCCGAGGATCGAGGCCAGCTCGTCGCCTGTAAATAAATTCGCCGCAGAGACCTCGCCGAACCAGCCATCGTCGCCGTCTCCAGCCGCCAGCAGCTGAGGCCCAGGGCCTAAAAACGGCGCATCAGCCGCATCCTCCATAGCCAGGAAGTTGTCATCTATTTCTTCCGCCGTCAGGCGGTTTGCAGGCGTGTCAGCAACGGGCTTCGTCACCCAACCCACGCGGGTGCGGACTCGTAATGTCTTAGCCATAACCTACTCCTTACGGGTTACCGGCTGTAAGCGACCCGCTGTCAATACGAATCGGGCCGCCCGCAGTAATCGACGTGGTGTTCATGACCAGCTCGGTACCGGAGGTGCCGACATCCATGTCCATCACCCAGGCGCCCGCACTGTCCTCGATGCGAGCCCACGACGCGGTGCCAGTCGCATCCGCTGAGGAATCCTCGGTGAAGGCGTTGAACGTCAGCACCCCGCCAGATGCGGCGGGGGCTGCTGGGTCGGTGCAGGTCGCGGTACCCAGGAGGGTAGTGGCTGTGCCGCCAGAGGCGGGTCGAGCGCCGTCGTAAATTCGAACAACGCCGGCCCCGGCGCCTGCATCAATAGCGGCGGTAATGGCGTCCAGGTGTGCGTTACGAAGTGCTGTTGTGAGAGCGAGTGCCATGGTGTAATCCTCGAATTAGCTAATATCCAACCAGAGTTGGTTCAGTGTGGGGTTTGTAGGGGTGATGGTGGCTTATCGCCCGGCGCGGGCGGCAAAGACCACGTTGGCCCCGGTCACGCTCAAGTAGTTGGCGTCACGCCACAGCACGATGGTGTCGGTGCCGTTCTCCTTCATGACCGGCGCCACGTTGCCGCGGGTCTGCCACAGCAGGGTCGCCGGCCAGCGGATGACGCCCTTGCCAGCGTTGTGGAACATCAGGGTGACGTACTTGGTGCCGTTGGGCGGCCAGCGGTCGAAGTTGAGCGTCACGTCGCCGCCGGCGCCCACCGGGATGATGTGGGTGCCGAAGTCCACGAAGTCGAGGTCGAGCGACACCGCGCTGGTGGCCAGCGGCCAGTAGTTGGTGAAGATCGCCCCGCCGTTGGTGCCGAAGTCGGGGAACATCTCCTTGAGCGCGTCGATGTAGGCCTGCAGCGCCTCGCTGTCCATCTCGTTGAAGGCCTGCTCGATCTTCCTGAACTGCTGGATGATCGGCTCGGGCAGCGCCAGGCCCTGGCGGGGGATGGTCCCGTCGTAGTTGTATAGGTCGCTCACCGCACCAATCTCCTCACGCTGTATTGCAGGGTCATGCCGGACAGCTCGAAGGCCGGCACTCGGCCCTGGCCATAGAGCAGGATCGAAAGCGTCCTGCCGCTGCCGGTGATGTCGATCTCGCCCTCGCTCATGTACTGGCCGCCCCAGTGGAAGGTGCCCCAGTCAGAGACGCCCCACAGGCCGTAGTTGCCGGAGATCCCCAGCAGCTCCTGCACATGCTGGGCGTGGTCCTGCCCGCCATAGTTGAAGATCAGGTTGGCCTGCATGGGGAAGGCCACCGGCGCGTCCAGGTCAAACACCGCCTTGCGAAAGCGCTTGTGGTTGCGCGGGCTGCCCAGATGGTTGAAGTGCAGCTGCAGCGCCCAATCCATATCATCGCCGTCAAAGCTGTCGCCCACGTCCAAGTGGTAGACCTGGCCGTCGTCGGTGCCCACGACCACGATCTCGGTGCCGTCCGGTAGCTCGCCCTGGGCGATGCACTCGGCGGTGAAGGGGTACTTGGAGAAGCCCACGCCCAGCAGCTGGCGTCCGTCGCTGGTCAGGCTCAGCACCTCGCCGCCATCGCTGAACAGCCGGTATTGGTTCTTCTGGCGGAAGACGCCGGCGCACTTGATGCCGCCGCGCATCCGGTCATACAGCGGCTTGACCAGCGCGGTGCTGGTGGCCATGGCAAAGTTGCCGTAGTTGTCGGCGGCGGACAGGCTGCGGATCCCCAGGCTGTCGGCGAACAGCGGCTCGCCCATCACCTGCAGGGTGCCCGGGATGATGCTGATGCCGTCCTCGGTCTGGCTGACCGTCTCGACCCGCCAGTCAGCCGCGGAGGTGCCGTAGAGCACGCCGATGCCGCCGTCATAGCCGATGCCCAGGGCGTCGCCCTTGAGGGTGGCGATCTCCAGCAGCGGGTAGCCCAGGGCGATCTCGCCGGCGCCGCCCGCGGTATCCCAGTCGGTGGGGTCACCGATCGCCGAGAACTGCAGGCTACCCGCGGGATAGCCGACGAACAGGTGGCCCTTGAAGAACTCCACGAGCTTGGGGTAGAGCGTTAGCACGCCCACGGTGACGCTGCAGGCCGGGATCTCGGTGACGGTGAAGGTGTCGCCCTTGATCTCCAGCAGCGGGTTCACGCCATCCACCAGGTAGATGGCCTCGTCGCCGGGGTTGCCGGTGAAGTTGCAGACCACGAAGCGCGGCTCGCCGCCGCCCAGGCGGGTGGCCGGCAGGGTCAGGCCCGACCAGCCGCTGTCGGTGGCCAAGTAGAGGAACTGGTTGCCGCCGTTGTCGCGCACGGCCAGCACCTGCCCCAGGAAGACGACGAGCCCCAGGATCGGCCCCTCGCCCGGGGGCGGCTGGATGGCCTGGCGTCGGCTCTCCTCGGTATCGGCCAGGGCGGCCACGTCCTGGAACTCGGCGGCCAGCAGGCTGATCGCCGGGTCGCCGCCGTCCACCGGCTCGATCTCGGTGGTGATGACCAGCTCGCCGGCCGTGACCACCGCGGAGTCGATGCCCGGCAGGGCGTCGATGGCCGCCAGCAGGCTGGCCTGGTCGGGGTAGCTGCCCACCAGGTAGTGGGCCACCGGGTTCTGGTGGATGAACAGCGCGAACTGATTCTCGTAGTCGAACTGCTGCCCCAGCTCCAGGTCCAGGCCCTGCAGCGGGATGGTCAGCACCGCGGGCGTGACGTTTCGCTCGCCGACCACGAAGGTCGGGTAGTCGCCGGCCTCGCCCTGATCCATGCCCTCGGCCACCAGGTCGCGGCGCTCCACGTAGTCCACCGGGTTGCCCAGGTGGGGCGCGGGCTGGCCGTCGAAGCGCTCGTAACCGTCGATGCGCCGGTAGTTGCCGGTCACCGACACCTCGAAGTTGCGCATGTCGCTGGCTCGGCCGGGATCCACTTGGCCCAGCGGGGTCACCAGATCCAGCCCACCGCGCAGCGGGAAGTAGTTGGCGCGCACTCGGGTCATGCGATCGGCCCCGCGGTCAGATCCCAGGCCGGTAGCAGCTCGTTGGCCATGCGCAGCTGGTAGTCCATCACGCTGTCCCGGGCGTCCTGGTAGATCTCCGGGGCGTCTTCGTAGGTCGCGTAGTAAATCAGCGCCTGGTAGATGATGGCGTCCTGCAGGTGGCGCGGTAGCCAGGGCTCGTCGTCTCCGTTCTCCAGCACCTGCAGCCTGGCGTAGTACTCGCCGTGCAGGGTGCCGGCCGACTCGGGTGCCTGCCACAGCACCAGCTTGCCGTCCGGTCGCTCGGCGATCGCCGTAGGGTGCTGCCCCTGTCCAGGTTGACGGGGCAGATCACGCCAGGCGTGCCAGCTCAGCGGCCGGTCATCGAAATAGAGCCGATCCCGCACCAGGCGGCGCAGGTCGGCGGGCGGGTCGAGTTCGGCGGCACCGGCGGACACCGGCAGGTCGAGCGGTCGCCACAGCGCATTCCACTCGCCCATGTGGCCACCCTGCAGCTCGAGCCAGGCCTGGCGCACCCAGTCCACCAGGCGCGCCATCTCGCCGGAATTGCCGGTGACCTGGGCGGGACCGGCGCCGGACATGCCGGCCCGCTGCCGGGCGGTCTGGCAGAGCGTCAGGTAATCCATGGATCAGTCCTCGTCGCTTGCGGTCTCGCCGTGCTCGGCGGCGGCCTCGACATCGAGGACGGTGTAGGGATAGGAAGGCACGTCGATCCACTCTTCCGCTTCGGTGTCGTAGCGCTGCTCGACGGCGTTCTTCAGACTCTCGTAGATGCCGGCACCGATACGCACCTGGTCGCCACGACGAACCCGCACCTTGCGGTCGTTGCACGACAGGAACACGGGCTGCTTGTCCTTACCGTCCTTATGAATCTCGACGGTGTAGATCTTCTCGCCCGGGCGAATGGCGTGCCCGTAGGCCACCTGGGGCACCTTTGCCTTGCCCGTCTCAACATCCGGTTCGGGCTCGCCCAAGGCCTCGCGCAGCTTGGCGCGGATGGTGTCGGCTGAGGGGTTACCCTTCAGCTCGATGCCGAGGATGTCGGCCTGCTCTTTGAGCTCGTCCTTGTTCAGGGCGTTGAGGTCGATGGTCTCGCTCATGGTAATGCTCTCCTGCGGCCCTCACGGGCGGCATGTGATGTTCAACGGGACCGCCCGAAGGCGGCCCCGCTGCGTTACCGGCTCACGCCGGGACTATCAGGCCAGGTCGGACGCCGCGACCTCGAGGCGGGCCATCCAGGCCTCGTTGGCGCGGAAGCCTTTCCACCAGGTCTTCCAACCCACCCAGCCGATCTGGCCGAGCTTGTCGTTGGAGTCGATCTGGCCGGGCTGGCGGATCTTCATCTCGACCGCTTCCTTGCCCTTCAGCGCGATGTGCCCGTAGGCATCCTTGCCGAAGTAGACGATCGGGTAGACGTCCGCCTGACCCGGTGAGCCCCCGGAGGTGGTAACCACGCCATTGGTGGTGGGATCGCCGCCGACATCCTCGAAGGGCTCGAGTACCGGGGTCAGGACATAGCGCACGTCCTCGACCTTGCCGATCTCATACGGCAACGGCTTCATGCTTCCGTACTTCTCGGTGGGCACGAAGCCGGGCATGTCGCGGATGTCGGCCTCCAAGTGGGTGTGCGCCACGCCGATGAAGGCAGCATCGATGGCCTCGGTGCCGTACTTCACGGAGCTGGACACCATGGTCGTGACCTTCTTGGCCCGCTCGGACTTCAGGGCCCGGGTGATGGCGCGCTGCTTGCCCAGCGAGATGACGGTGTTCACGTCTCCGCGGGCGGAGCCGTTGGCGTAGTGGACGTTGGTGCCGCCGCGCAGGATGCCCCACATCAGCGACTCAATGGTCTCGCCGGACTGCTCGCCGGTGAGCTCGGTGGCGTCCTTGAGCACCGGATCCTCGGCCAGATCCTGGACCTTGTCGGTCAGCTCGACGACGTCGCCGTACTGGTCGAGCGTGACGGTCACGTCCTCGTATTGCAGGGCCTTGGAAGTCGGAGCGGAACCCTCGGTGAGCGGGGTCTTGGCCAGCTCCAGGGGCACCGGGCGGCGGAACTTCACGCTCTCCGCTTTGTTCTTGGGCACCGGCTTAGACATACCGTACTTGGAGAGCACGGCGATCGGCTCAGCGTGCTTGAGGTGTTCGGTCATGGCCCAGTAGGTGGTGCGCTGGGACAGGCCCGCGTAGTTGGTAGTAGGCATTGCGATGGTTCCTTTGTGTCAGTAGGGAAAGGCGTTGCTTGCTGCCCTTTCCGCTGGCTCACACGGAGGATCCACGAGAAGGCCCCGCGTCCCTTCACAGGGAGGCAGGGCCTCTGGGTTCGTCCGCAGTTGCGCGGCGGGCGGTGCGCTTCGCCGTAAGGTCGAGCGGCCGGAGCGGCTCAGTCCTTGTTGGCGAAGTAGTCGAACAGCGCGTCCTCGTCGTCGTCGGGGATCGCGCTGCGCTGCCGACCGCCCCGGTTGGGTACGGTCCGCGCGGACTGCAGCTGCCGCTGGCGGCGTTGCTGCAAGCCGGAGTTGCCCTGGCTGCTGGTGCCACCACCCTGGCTCAGCTTGTAGCTCTGCAGCAGGAAGGCGGCGTCGGCGGCTTCCTCACTGGCGGTGAGCTCCTGTACCTTGGGCGGCTGTGCGTTCAGCCAGGACTGGAAGTCGGGAGTGTTGATGGTCTCGCGCCAGTCGGGATGCTGGGCCTCGAGGGCCTGCTCCTGAGCGCGTAGGGCTTGTTCCTGGGTCTGTGCCTGGATGGGGATGAGCTGCTGCTCGAGCTGGCCGATGCGCTCCTCGTACTGGCGCTGCATGGCCCCCATCTGCTGCTCGACACCCTTGGCGATCTCGGGAAAGTCCTCCTTGAGAGCCTTCCACTCGTCGTCGCTCATCCTAGAGCCTTCGGGGTTGTCACTCTCACCCTGGCCAGGCTCTAGTCGGGGCTGGCGGCGCTTATGCAGCTGCTGGTTCTCCTGCTCGAGCTGCTGAATCTTGCGCTGCAGGGCGTTCTGGCGGCCCAGGTCGGACTGGTAACGGTGCTGCCAGCTCTGGGCCTCCAAGCGAAGGCGCTCGAGCTTGGCCTGGGGATACTCGTCTTCACCCTCGCCTTCGGCGCCGTCATCGCCCTCGGCGGAGAAGCGGCCCTGATCGTCGCGGGGCGGCTCGCCGCCCTCACCCTCCTGGCCCTCGTCGCCCTCGGCGGGCTCGTCCTCGGCCTGGGGATCACGGGGCTCGACCGGCTCGTCACCCGAGAATTCGTTGAAATATTCGTCAGCCTTGGCGTCGTCGAACTCTTCAGCGGGGGCGTTGTTTTCTTGACTCATGTGTCACTCCAGCGGCCCTCACGGGCGGCCATCGGTGGTTCAGGTGTAGGTATCGGCGACGACCGTCGGCGCGTCGTCCGGTGCTGCCAGGGCAACCAGGTCATCCAGGGCACCGATCCGGCCACGCTGCTGCTCGCTGTCGTGGTCATGGATCAGCCCCTCGATGGCCTCGTCACGCTGTGCCTGGGCCCACTCGAGCACCGCCTTCCAGGTGTCCGAGCGGGAGTCGATCTTGTGGGTCGGCTCAGCCATAGCTGTCGTGCCCCATCTGCATGTTCTGCTCGCGGGCCAGCCGGTCGTTCTGCTGCTCGGTCAGTTGGGCGGCCGTCTTGTCGCGCTCGGTCTGCAGCTTGGCAGCGGTCTGCTGCATCTGTGCCTCGAGCTTCTGCGACTCCAGGCCAGCCTGCTGCTCAAGCTGGGCGAGGGTGATGCCCTCCTTCAGGGCGATCTCCAGGCGCGCCTTTTCCTGCTCGGTCTGCAGCTTGGCGGCCTCGAACTGCTGTTCCCACTGCTGCTGCTGGCTGCGCAGCTGGAAGTCCTGCTGCTGCTGCTGGGCCTTGGCCTGGGCCTCCTGCATCTTGAGCTGGATCTCGGCTTGCTTGAGCTGCATCTCGGGATCGCCGGCCTCTTGGGCCTGCTTCTTCTTCTCCTCGATCTCGCCATCCGGCAGGGTGACCTGCTCGTAGGGCAGCTCGAGGGCCTTGGCCAGCTCCCGGTCCAGCCCCTTCCAGTCGCGGCGGATCGCCATCTCGGGGTTGCCGGCGGAGATGTTTGCGTAGGCCAACAGGCTCTCCTGCTGCTTCTCACGTACCAGCAGAGCACCGGAGCCGCGGGCATCGACGGTGTAGTCGCCCTTGATCGCCTCGTCATCGCTGTACTGCATGTTCCAGTCATAGAAGCGCGAGATGGTCGGCCGGGTGATGTCGTCGTCCCAGTTCTTCACCGCGCGGCGCAGCACGATGTTGGCCGAGTTCATCAGCATGGCCATGCCAGAGCTGGTGTCGGTGACGTGGGAAGCCTGCTCGCCCTGGGCGATAAGCGGCAGGTTCGTCTCCTCGTCGGCCAACTGGCGGGCCATGGTGAAAATGTTGGCGAACTCGGCCTGGTGATTGGGGATCGTGAAGCTGGCGAAGGCCTCGTTGACGCTGCGGTTCTTGTCGTTGAGGAAGTACAGCTTCTTCTTGCCAGGCTGGCTCGACCAGCTACCGTCTGCCGGCTGGATCAGGTGCCGGTTGGCGACGATGATGTCGCTGGCCGAGCTGCCGGCGTTGTCCAGCATCATCCGCCAGGCGGCGTTGATGACCCGCTGGGGTTGGCGCATCAGGTACGGAATACCGAACCCGAACATCGCCGACTCGTCCTTCTCCCAGTTGAAGACCGAAAAGGGCCGATCTTCGGTATCCATGGGGTTGAGGACCACCTTCAGCACGTTGTTGCCGCTGAAGAAGACGACCGCCTCGACCTCGTCGTTGAGCTCGTCCACCTCCTCCTCGGTGATCTCCTCACCGGCCTCGTCGAAGGCATCCAGCAGCTCGGCCTTGCTGATCGGGCCGTGGTACTCCCACACCTCGTACTTGTTGGTGGAGTTGATCGAGTCCACCCCGGTGATCGCGCGGATGTCGTTGGTATGGTCCTTTGCGATCTGGCTATTGTCCTTGCCGCCCTTGACCACAGCACGCAGCTGCTCGTCCAGCACCCCGGGCATCCGGGCGAATTCGCGCAGCTGACGCTTCGTCCAGAGGTGGCGCTCGAAGATGAACTCCGCCTCCTCGATGTGGCGGGCGCTCATGTCGGGGAAGAAGTCCCAGGGGTCCACCCGCTCGGCAGATGGCTCCAGGGCCTCCTGGATGGTTAGCTGCGAGATGCCGCCCTGGGTGTCCCAACGCTTCTTGGTGCGCCCGACGATCACCGGTCCCTTGATCACCCCGGTGCCAAGCAGTGCGGCGTCGTGGATGACGTCGCGGCACTTGATCTGGTAGCGGCCTTCCTGGAGCTGGTCGTTGATCTCGTCCTGCATGGCGCGGGCCTTCTTCTTGGCCACCCGCTTGACCTGCTCAGCGATCTGACTGAGATCGACGGGCTCGCCGTTCGGCCCCAGGGCCGTCTCGCCAGGCTCCACCCCTTCCAACTCCGGCACCGGCGTGGGCCCGATGCCCCAGTTGCGGTCGTCGGTTGGGAACAGCATGTCCTGCAGCCGGGCCTCGGCCGCGTTGGTCTTGTTACGGGTGATGTTGACGAAGACCTTGCTGCCCTCGGAGTCCTGCAGGTTGGCCGAGGTGACCGGGTCGTACTCGCCATGGTACTGACGCAGATCCTCCAGCCAGCGCTGCTCGAGGCTCGCGCGGCTCTGAACCTGCTCATGGGCCATGCGCGTCAGCCGGTGGGCGAAGCGCTGCAGGCGCTCGGCAGTCAGCTCCATCTCGCCCTGCTGGTCGGTGTCGTGTACTTGGTCTGTCATCAGAGCCTCACGGCTGGGGTCGGTGTCAGTAACCAGTGGTGGCGTCGGCGACCACGCGGGCTTGGACGTCCTGCTTGATGCGGACCGGCTCGGCAAAGGTCAGGGCTAGGGCGTCGCCAGCGTCCGGGCTGCGTAGCCCACGCTTGGCGATGTCTTCCTTGCTCTCGAGGATCCGTCGCTGGTTGCTGTCATAGCGATAGGCCGGCCCGCACAGGTCGGCATGCAGCGCGTCTCTGTCGGGGATCATCACCGGGGCGGTGTCGTCGATCAACCAGTCGCGCATCAGCCACCACATCTCGGCACGCTTGTTGCGATAGAGCTCAGGGTCGCCGGCGGCGGCACCGAAGTTGACAGCCTCGACGATGTCGCCGTAGCCAAGCTCCTCGAGGCGGTCCACTACCCCGGCGCCCAGGCCACCGACATCGATGGCCACCTGGGCCGGCTTCTCCTTCTTGATGATCGAGGCGACGATGCCAGCGATCTCCATGGTGGAGCGCTTGGTGTACGTCTCGAGCGAGTAGGCCGCCCGGTTCCGCCGGCGGATGATCGCGGTGCGGTCGCTACCGAACCTGGCCGGGTCCACGCCGATGATCAGCGGCCCGCTGCCCAGGCACTTGTAGCGGCGGGCGGCGATCACCGGCTCGGGCGTGATCAGAGTGTCGCCCCCAGAGACCTGGAACGCCTCCTGGGCGGTCATCGGGTATTCCTGCTTGAAGGCACTGGTGCCCTCTATGCCGTCGGCGGAGAGCTCGGCGATCTTGAAGCGCCGGAACTGAAGCTGCTCGTCGTCCAACCCGAACAGCTTGACTAGAACCTCCTCGGCGTCCGTCCTGACGAAGCCCTCCAGCACCGGCTTGCGATACTCGGCCTGCCAGTACCAGGGCACGAAGATCGCCAGGAACTCACTCTCGCCGGCCTCGGCCGCTTGCCACTGCTGGTGGAAGTAGTTGCCGATGCCGTTGGCGGTGGACTCGAGCACCACCTCGGTGTCCGGGGCGTCCGGCACCGCCTGTAGGATCCCCTTGGCGTGCTCCGAGGCATGTGGCCAGAAGGCCACCTCGGAACCGTGGAAGTACTGGATTGTGGTGCCACGGCCAACGGACTTGTTGCCGGCGGTGCCGACCTTGTAGCCCGAGTCGAGGCGGTCGAAGTACAGCTCTCTCGCGTTGGAGGCGCCGGTCGAAGGCCTGACTAGGGCCGGGCAGTTGTCGTGATAGCGCTCGGCCATCTCGAACAGCGCCCCGGTGGACTCCGCCTCGTGGGTGAGGATGAAGGAGCGTACCCCCTTGCGATGGCTGACCAACCAGTAGAAGCGCCCCTCGGTGTAGGTCGAGGCGCCCTGCTGGCGACCCTTGAGGATCAGTGCCCGGACCTTGCCGGTCTGGCGTTTCTGCTCCTCGAGGCAGGCATGGATATGCCGCTGGGCCTGGTTGAGCTCGAAGGGCTCGACACGGCCGCTCTTGGAGCGGATCTTCAGGGCCCTGGGGGCGTAGTGCTCGAAGTCGTCCTTCAGCCGCCGGCGGATCGTCAGCTCGCGCTCATTCACTCGAGCGCCTCCAGGGCATCCTCATGGCTGATTGCCAGTCCGCCGGACAGCTCCTTCTGCTCCTTGAAGGCCTGGACATCGACGTGCTTGCCGAGCAACTCCAGGTTCTTCACCTTGTCCGGCCACTTGATCTTCTTCAGCAGACCAATCATTTGGCGCTCGCCCCCGGAGCCTTCCCACAGCTCGGATAGATCCATGCCACTGACGTAGGTGCGCCAGGCCGTAGGCCAGTCACGTACCGCCTTCACGCTGCCGTCATCGCGGAGGATGTCGGCCACGTCCATCTGGTCGATCTCTACCAAGCGATGAAGCACATAGGCTGCGTCGATCTTGGTCTCTTCGGAGCGCTCGGCTTTGGCCGCGGCGATGGCGTCACGAACTGGCGCTTTCTGTAGCAGCTGGTAGGCGGTCTCCGACGCTCGCTTGTCACTGTACCCGGCGCGGATCGCTGCCTGGGTGCCATTGAGGTCTACGAGATACTCTTCGACGAATCGCTGCTGCTTTGCAGTCGGTTTGCGGGCCATATCGTTCACGCGGGCCTCACGGCCGGCGTCTCCATTGAATAGGGTGATGCGATGGCCGGGGCTGGTATCAGTCGTGGCTTCCCGGCTTTAAAGTGCCAGCGATCACCGCATCAATGTGCCGGGCGTCTCACGACGAGCCGGCGGGTGCGGGACGTGCCTCACGGCAGGTCCCTATCCCCTCGGGGATTCGGTTGGGTTTATAAAGCCTGGCGGCGGGGCAGGTTCAGTCTTCCCCCGTCAGATCACCTCGATGTGGTCGGGCGTCACGCGCGGAGCATTAAGCCCCTTGGACTGGATCTGCTGCTCGACGGTCTGGTCGTCACTCACTTGGCAATCCCCTTTATCATTCCCATGAAGCCGCCTGGCTGTTGTCCGGCGGCCACCTGCTTGTCTTGCGAGCGCTTGTGGACATTGATCCCCAGCACGGCAAGCGCCACGGACCACATCGGCGTCAGTGCGGTGATGGACTGGGCAACCGTGCCGGCCTCCTCCGGGGTGGCGATGATGGTCCAGCCAATAGCGATCGACTGCAGTGCCCAGGACACGGCAACCAGGTAGCCGAAGGTAGGACGCCAGCGGCGCACATAGGCGTCATCGGCTTTGGCTTCGGTGCGGATGGTCTCGTTGACCTCAGCCAGCCGGGTCGTCTCGGCCTGCAAGGTGAGGCTCATGATCTCTCGCTTGTGATCCTGTTCGAGACGCTTGAGCCGCTCCGCCGCCTCCGGGTCCGCCTGCAGCGCTTGTTCCACCGCTTCTGGCCTTGCTTCCACGCCCAG